CTGATGTATATGATCAATCACAACATGGCTTATATGGGGTCTGGCAAAGATGTGACCAATGATAGAAGTTTAGCAGTGCAGTCACAGGAAACTGTGGAATTGAATGCAGGAAAAATCTATTATCAAAGTCAAGATCACAGTGGCAATTTTAGAGTGGGTGACACATTTGTGGTGGATTTTGACACAGGGTTTGTCAATCTAGCTCCAGGCAGTTTTGCTTTTAGTGGTTCCAGCCTCACAGTGGGCACTCCTGGATCTCAAACATTCATAGACGCAGACAAAATCACACTGCCCAACTTTACTATATCTGGCAACACAGTAAAAAGTGATATCAATGAAATGAACATCACTGCAGCAGACAACAATATTAATTTTTTAACCAACACATCTATCACATCCAATCTGCAAGTGTTAGGCAATGTGAGCATAGATGGTACCTTGATCAGTTTGGGCAATCAGATCTCAGACACTTTGGATTTTGAAATGGAATTCATCAGTGATATCATACCCAACACAGATTCTGCTTACAATTTAGGATCGAATTTAAAAAATTGGGACAATGTGTACACCCGTGAGTTTGTGGTGGGTGATATCACTATCTCAGACAATTACATAGTGGCCAATCAGAGCAACATAGATCTAGTGATTCAAGCCAATGGCACTGGCAGAGTGTTGATGGACAATTTGAGATTTAAAACTTTAGTGGACAGTGTGAGTGGCAACATCAACATTGCCAACACCACACACAGCAGCACATTCACTGGCAACGCTGTGCAGTTGCCCTCAGGCTCTATTGCACAACGTCCTTCCACACTGGCTGATTTGAGATTCAACAACATCAGCAATCAATTTGAAGGCTACAACACAGCACCAGTGCTGCTGGGTGGTGTGCGTGATTTGGATGGTGGCACTAGGATAGATGTGACAGGAGATGAATTTTTGTATTATGCCAACAATGTGTACATGGGCAAAATCAGCACCACTGGCAATTTGATAGTGAACCGTTTTCACAGTCAATCACAGTTTGCATTGGACAACAACACAGTCACAGTGGGATCTACCACAGCAGGCACAGTGGCTGCACTGACTGCCAACGGCACAGGAGCGGTGCAGTTTGACACCAGCAATTATGTGTTCAACAATGGCAGCATACGCAACACCATCACCAACAGCGATATACTGTTTCAGATGACCGGTGTGCTGCAAGAACAGTATGTGCATTTCAGTGCCAATGCAAAAGGAGTGCGTGTGCCTTATGGCAGCACAGTTGCACGTAATCCAGGAGTGATAGGTGAACTGTATTGGAACACCACTGCAGGCCTACTGCAGGTGTATGATGGCACTGCATGGAACGCAGCAGCTGGCATCTCCGGCAGCATAGTGCCTCAGAGTCAGGTGGAAGAAATCAACACCATCTACAATCTAATTCTAGCTTAACAGAACTAAAACCACCAAAATCAATAAATACAACTAATGCTGCATTCTGACCAAGACTGCTGCAGGACAAACCGTGGTCAACCCGCGAAGAATCTTTGCCTAACAGAGAGTGAAAAGGTGGTTGGTGGCACAAGGATGCCCGTTTAAAGGAGAAAAGCATGGCCGTTGGTCGAATTTCCGGTCAGCTCTTAAAGGATAACTTGATCCGTTCCACACTACCTGTGGCGGAACAAAACATTGCCTTTGAGACTGATCTGTTGTATATAGATATAATCAATGCAAGGATCGGTGTAAAAACTGCCAGTCCCCAGCATCCTTTAGACGTTGTAGGAACCACCAGAACCACCAATCTTGAAGTGACTGGCGTAGGCACTGTGAACAATCTCACTTTGACTGCATCCAGCATCACCACTGCTGCTGCTGTTTTAAATCTAGCATCACCTGATAAAATTTTGTACAACAATGCCATTGTGGTGGATGATTTACAAATATCCAACAACCTCATTGAGACAACCACTTCTAACACAGATTTACAGATCAGTGCAAATGGCACAGGTATTGTGGACATTCTCAGTGATGTGGAAGTGACTGGAAATATATATGCCACAGGCAACATCACAGCAGATGGTAATATCACATTGGGAAATCAAGACACTGACAATGTGACCATCAATGCTGACATCAACAGCGATATTATACCCAATACCACAGACACTTATGATTTAGGCACTGGTGCAAAACGTTGGAATGAAATGTTCGTTTCTGACCTAACTGTGGACAACTTGACAGTGGGCGGCAACATACTGGTGGGTGGATTGGATCTAACTCAAACTCCTGGCAACATCATATATGTGGCCACCAACGGAGACAATGCCAATACCGGCACGCATCAAAATGATCCAGTGCTGACCATTCAACAAGCCATCACATTGGCCACTGCAGGAGATTTGATACACATTTATCCAGGCACCTACGCAGAAACATTTCCCATCACTGTGCCTGTGGGAGTGAGTATCAGAGGAGAATCTTTGCGATCAGTGTTTATTCAACCCACTGGTGGCACCATTGATCAGAATGCTTTCATATTGAACGGTGAAACCACTATTGAAGATTTAACAGTGGGCAATTTCCGTTTCAATGCTGGATTAAACAGAGGATATGCTTTTAGATATGCTGCATCATTCACAGTGACCACACGTTCACCTTATATTAGAAACGTGACAGTGATCACTGCAGGTTCTGTGACATCAGGTTCAGATCCTAGAGGATTTGACGCAGGTGATGCTGGCAAGGGTGCTTATTTGGATGGCAGCTTGGCCACAGCAGGCAGCAATGAAGCCAGTTGTTTGTTTCAAAATTGCACATTCATAACTCCAGGTGTGGATGCCATCACTATGACCAATGGAGTGAGAGTGGAATGGTTGAATTCATTCACATATTTTGCCAACAGAAGTTTGTATGCAGTAGACGGTGCTACTGGTTTGAAAGGCACTGGAAAAACACTGCTGAAAGTGGCTGGCCTATCAGGATCTGCAGTGCTGGCTGGTCAAACCATCACTTACAAAGATGTGGACAATGTTACAGTTTTGGGCACAGGCACTATTGCCACAGTGGATGGAACAAAATTTTATCTCACAGGTAAAATTTTAGGATTTGAAAATGCCACAGACCGTCCAGGTAAAACTGTCACATCTGTTGGCAATGCACAATTGAGCACAGCTCAAATTAAATATGGCAGCAGTAGTTTATTATTGGATGGTGTAGGCGATTATTTAAGCATTGCCACGCAGGCAGACTTTGGCTATGCATCTGGAAATTTTACCATTGAATTCTGGTTGAGAATCACCAGCTTGGGCAATCAAGTGATCATTGAACAGAGATCAGCAGCGGCTCTCAACAATCCAATGATCCATATTAATAGTGGAGTAATAAAATATTACGCAGCTGCCGCTGACAGAATCACAGGCTCCACTACTATTGCCATCAACACTTGGTATCATGTGGCTGTGAGCAAAAGCAGTGGCACCACCAAACTGTTCGTGAATGGCACACAGGAAGGCAGTTCTTATGTGGACGCCAACGACTATGGCAGCACATCCACTTTGATTGTGGGCGCTGACTATCTGTACGCCAACACACTGTCTGCCTATCTGGATGATTTGAGAATTGCCAAAGGAGCAGCAATATACACCAGTAATTTTACAGCACCCACCACTCAGTTGACTGCCACTCCCAACACTGTGTTGCTGTTGAATTTTAACGGAATTAATGCAGCTACCACCATGGAAGATTCCGTGGAAGGCGCACAATTTATAAGTTTTTCAGGCGGAGGTGTGGCCACCAGTTTTGTTAATGTGGACTACACAGACTTTGGCGCAGAAGTGAGAAGCATAGCATCTGCATCTGTGTATGGCAATTACGGAGCATATGGTTCAGGCATTGGAGTACTGATGTATTTGATTGGACACAATTTTGCCTACATAGGCAATGGTAAAAATGTAGACAATGATCCATCCACCACTATCCAAGTGAATGAAGTGATAGAATTATCCAATGCTAGAATATTTTTTAGTTCAGTGGATCACGTGGGTAATTTTAGAGTTGGGAATTTATTTTTAGTAGATCAGGCCACTGGCGTGATCACATTCACATCAGCTTTTACCAATGTGGCCAGTACCAGTTCTTTAACCTTTACCTCAGGTGGTCATACCACTATAATAGATGGTAGTTTTATTTCTCAAGACAATGTGAAACTGAGTGGCAACACCATTGAAAGCACATCAGGTGCATTGAATTTGGATGCGGACAATGGACAAATTAATCTGTTGGACAATGTGAATATCACAGGCAATTTAGATGTCACAGGCAATGTGAGCATAGGTGGCAACATCACCATAGGCGATCAGACCACAGATACATAGAGCATTGTGGCAGCTATCACCAGCGACATCATTCCACAGACCAATAACACATACAATTTGGGCAGTGCTGCAAAAAATTGGAACACAGTGTACAGTTCCACCATCAATGTGGATGGCAACATCAGAATTGAAAATAATTTAATCACCACACAAACCACCAATTCAAATCTACAATTGAGTGGTGCTGGCACAGGCAGTGTGGAGATAGAAAATTTTAGAATCAACGACAACACCATCACCAACACCACTGGTGATATGACCTTTACTCCAGCCACTGGAGTCACTGTGTTCACAGGCACAGGCAGTGTGAGACTGCCCACAGGTGGCGTTGCTGCCAGACCTGCCACACCCACATTGGGCATGATCAGATTCAACACAGATTACAATCTGTTTGAAGGTTATGATGGCAGTTGGCAAATACTTCAAGGTGTGTATGATTTGGATCGCAACACCTACATCACTCCAGAGTTAACTCCTGGAGCCAATGACAACACCATAAGATTCTACAGCAACAACACTTTGGTGGCAGATGTCAACAGCACTCGTTTTGATGTGAACACATTACAGGTGGACAGCATCAGCATCAGTGGCAACACATTGACCACCACAGGTACTAACCAAGATCTGATATTGAATGCCAATGGCACTGGCATAATCAGAATAGAAAATTTAAATTTTACCAGCAACACCATCACCAACTATGTGAACAATGCTCCTATTGTGTTTGAAACCACAGGCGACGGCTATGTGGACGTGAGTCAAGCAGGCGGGCTGAGAATACCCTATGGCAGTGTGGCACAAAGACCATCTGCACCCGTGATTGGCATCACTAGATACAATCAGGACACCCAAATTGTGGAGATTTATGACGGATTTAGCTGGGTTTCCGTGGCAGGATCAGGTGGTGGAGTTTCTGTGACAGGAGCAGAGGAACTTTCAGTTAAATACGCATTAACATTAGGATAAAAACACATGGCTACATACTTTAAAAACAAGATCGTAAACGCAGTAGGCACCAGTCCTGTAAAAATTTACGAAGCTCCTATAAACACCAGTGCTACCATAATAGGATTGAGTATCAGCAATCTTACAGCCGGTATCGTTACCACCAGTGTGTTTGTGCAGGATGACACCAGTGCTCAAGCATTTTTTTTAAAAAACGTACAGATAGCGCCAGCCAGCAGTTTGAGAGCCATAGTGAATGGAGAAAAGCTGGTGATTCCAGAAAACTATGATTTGTTTGTGTCCAGCAACACATCAGCCAGTGTAGATGTGGTAATGAGTTATGTGGAGATAGTATAACATGCAAACTATTGGACAAAATATTAAAAGCACCATTACCACACACAAGGACAGATTTTTTTATGGACTGCGTAGAACTGATGATGGTGAACTGTATCTGGCCAAGGTGGATCAGATGAGTGTGAACGACAGTGTGACCATCAACAATTCAGGATTGGCATCTGCCAACTATGAAGAATGGGCTGAAGGACAGGATTTTTTTGATGGTAGAGATGTGAATCACAATAAAATTTATAACAATTTAAAATATGAGCAGTACAGATGGGATGATGTCAACTTGTATTACTATATCAATTCCGAAGGTGAATTGGTGGTGCGAATCAATCATGAAATTGACATGGAAAATCCAGGAGCAGCAGCCAGCGCTTACACCTATCCCAATGTGAGCGAAATACCTCTGTTTACAGGAGCTTCTATCCAATGGGATCAAGACACCATCACTTTTGACAACAACGAATCATCATGGGACAGAACTTAAAAGGTATATTTGTATTATGGTAAATATTAACAAACACAATGAAGGACACACATGGTAAAACAGATAATCAATGATGGCGTAACACCCAATGATGGTCAGGGAGATAATCTAAGAGCCGGAGCTATCAAAATCAATTCGAATTTTGACGAAATTTACGCAGCCTTGGGCAATGGAGTCAGTCTGACTGTGATCAACAACAATCTAATCACTGCCACTGGTGGAAATAGAATTGCATTTTATTTTGAAAATCAAGCTGCATTTCCCAATGCTGCCACCTATCATGGTGCCATTGCACATTCACACGCAGATAATGCCATGTATTATGCTCATGGAGGTGTATGGATAAAATTATTGAGCACCTTGGACAGTATTAATTCTTTGAGTGATGTGAACACCACATCAGTGCCTGCAGATGGACAAGCTCTGTTGTGGAACGCAGCCACTTCCAACTGGATTCCTGGCACCGTCAGCGGAGGCGGAGGTGGAGGCGCAGCAGCCACTACTTTTTTAGCTCTAACAGACACTCCATCCAACTACACAGCAGCCGGCAGTAGATTTGTCAAAGTCAACAGTGGAGCAACTGGATTAGAATTTGTGGCAGGCATTCAAAGTTCTGATGTCAGTGCCATATCAATCAATTCACTGTCAGATGTGGACACAACCACAGCAGTGCCTTCAGTGGGACAGGTTTTAAAATGGAATGGAACCAATTGGGTACCAGCAGCAGATGCCACATCAGGTGGTGGTGGCAGCAATGCTGACACCCTGGATGGTTTTGACAGCACATATTTCTTAAATTATCAGAATTTGACCAACCAGCCCACTATTACAACCACATTCACTGCACTCACAGACACTCCAGCCAACTACACATCAGCAGGTGGTAGATTTGTCAAAGTGAACGCAGGAGCCACTGCACTGGAATTTACCAGCGTGAGTATTCCTGCCACATTGGATGATCTCACAGATGTGGTGATATCCTCACCCACAGCAGGAGACATGCTGTACTACAATGGCACCAACTGGGTCAAACAGAATGGTCCCATAATTAGATGGAGTTTATCTGCCAGCGGCAGTGCTGATTACGTGTACACTGGTCCAGGTTTTTATTCAGCCACCAATGATCCCACTCTGTATCTGCACAGAGGAACCACATACATTTTCAGCAACACTGTGCATGGCTCCCATCCTTTGGAAATTAGAGTGAACAATGGAGGTGCTGCATACACCAATGGAATATCTGGTGCTGGCACTGCCACTGTAACTTTCACAGTGCCCATGGATGCTCCCGGCACACTGTATTATCAATGCACAGTGCACACACTCATGGGTAACACCATCAACATTGTAACTTAAAAATATGAACAGCGAACAACACATTGAACAGATAGAAGAAACACTGGGTGCCAGTAGATATTTCTATGGCCTGCGCAGAACTGATGCAGGTGAATTGTATCTGGGCAAGGTAGATCTCATGGACACCAACAGCACAGATGCACTGCAGATCAATAGACCAGGCAATCCCACTGAAAATCTACCCAGCTTTGCCAGAGGAGTGGATTTTTTTGAAGGCAGAGATGTGGAGCACACTAAAATTTATGATAATTTAAACTATGAACAATTTCGTTGGGACAGCAGAAATATTTTGTATTACATTGATTCTGAAGGACAGTTGGTTCTCAGAGTGAATGAACCATACACTTACCCTGTAGGAATATAACATGCCAGAATTTAAAATTGAACGCATACGTTTTAGATGGAGAGACTCTTGGTCTGCCACCACAGTGTACATCAAAGATGATGTGGTGCGTTTCGGAGCCAAAGTGTATGTGTGCTTGATAGCTCACACTGCCAATGCAAATTTTTACACAGATTTTGACAATGCCTCTCCCAAATGGAGTCAGATGTTGGATGGACAAAGCTGGACTGGTGATTGGACTACCAGCACTTTCTACAAGATCAATGACATAGCCAAACTGGGTTCCACATTGTGGATCTGTTTGGAACCACACACCTCCAACGCTGATGCCAATGATGCATTATCGGGTGATGAAGCCAAATGGACTGTGTTTGCAGAAGGTGAAAACTGGCGCGGCAACTGGACTCCCAGCACTGCATACATCAAAGGTGATTTGATTCGTTATGGTGGAAGATTATATCTCTGCGCATTGTATCATGTGAGTGCCACAGCGTTGGAAGGATTAGAATTGGATCTGCCCAACTGGACCTTGTACACAAGAAATTTAGATTACAAATTGGAATGGAATGTCAACACCAGATACCGATCAGATGAGTTGGTCAAGTATGGTGGCATAGTGTA